GAACATTTTCTCAATTCATGGTCTGGTTTCAATACACTCTCATAAAAAAGTCCAAGTGCATCTTTGCGCTTTTGTTGTTTATCAGTCATAGAAATTGTTCAAGAGAAGAGGTTGCTTTCTTTTTGATTTTGGAATACTTTTTGATATAATCAAGTGCTTGTTTATACGTTTTTACACTATGCACTTGACTACCATTATGTATAATACAGAACCCTTTCTTCTTTCCTGCTAATGGTATGGCAGCCCACATTCCATCTTTAGATACAAAACCGTCAGGATCTCCTGATTTTGGATTCAGGAGACTCTGATTACTTACATGAGGTTTGAGAAACTTGGACATCAAAAGACAGCAGTAACACTCACAATTGTTGCTGTAGGATTACGTGCAAGGGCAGTTTTTTTCGCATCTTCATAGTCCCGTGCAACAACGACTTCATCAAATACATTACCAGCAACATAGAGTTGAACTTTGACTTTCATGGTGGTGTTTCCTTGATTACCTTTGTATTATAGCAGAGTGGAGCAGGTGGTTTGCTCCTGGTGGACAGTTCAGCAAGTGGTCAACGACGCACAACCGACACAGCAGGTTCACCCTTCTCAAAAATCGTCTCTACGACTGCCTGAACGGATTTAGCAGTGCTGATGCCCACTTTATCATAGACTGGAACACAAACCAGTCCAAAGGTCTTCTGAGACCCTCCCAGACGGATCACACGACCGATTGACTGGGAGATGCCGATATAATCCATGTTACGCATGAAAAGCACTGCCTCAAGTCCACTGACGTTGATACCTTCAGACAAAATAGAGTGATGAAGAACAACAAACTTTTTGTTAGAATCTTTGCCCCATGCATTCAGAGTATCAAAGAATACGTCACGATTGACTTTCTGACCATCAATCACGGCACCAGTCTTAGATGTAATATACAGACAGGAATAACCACGTTTTGCCAGTTCATTACGAAAGTCAGATTGACTCAGAAGTTTGATAATCTGTTTGGTAGAACGTGCGGCAATCAGGATTTTGTCCAGTGAGTTCTCATCAATTGTCTCAATCAGATTCTCACAGTCACGGTCGGCAATCATCTGCTTGTCCTGAACCATATCTAATTGCTTAACAACAACTTTTGGAGGAAGAATATAACCTTCATCGACAAGCAAAGGAGCAGGAACATTACAAATAACGTTTCCGTAGACCTCAGCATCATTCATCCCTGGCTTGTAAATAGTGAGAGAATGCTTAGGAGTAGCAGTGAAGAAGTAACACCGATCAGCATCAGCAGAAAAGTGCTCCGTAGCAGGGAAAAAGTTACGTTGTACTGAGTTATGTGCTTCATCAAAGTATACCGTGTTGACTTCGATATCTGCTTCTACAAGACGATGTAGAGAGTGATATGTGGTAAAGATTACTACATTCTCACCAGCAGTTCTTGCTGTATTTACAAACAGATTGATTTTTTCTGCTTTTGTTGTGGAGAAGTGTGAAGTCTCACCACTATGAACGTGAATAATATGTGTGTGAGTTGTATCGATGACTTCCAGAAACTCACTACAAAGTTGTTCGGCAAGTAGAATACGTGGTGCTACAACAACAATAGTAGAACCATTATCAATATACTTTTGATTCTCAACAATATCATGTATCATGCACAAAGTCTTACCACCACCTGTCGGAATTATTACCTGGCCCTTGTCATATGCCAGCATCGCATTCAGTGCTTTGCGTTGATGGGGTCTGAGAGTGATGGTCAAAGGTCTCCCTCGATTACCTTCTTATTATAGCAGAAAACCGCCCCCAGTGCGACCTGGTGGACGGTTCTTAATGTGTCTTATAGATTCCTCTTCAACCCTAACAAAGGTAGTCTACAGGGTTTTTAGAGTCTTGTCAAGCTTTATCTTGTTCTGATATATTTCCAAAGAATGTTGTAATAGAATATCTACCATATCCATCATAATAATCAGAGTCTTTGATAGAAACTTTATTGACACCATGTTTTACCCAACCAGGGAAGATTATTATTGAGTTATTATCACATTTATATTCATAATCATAATCTGGAAAGAACAAATCTCCACCCTCATACTTTTTAGGTTCTTTATAGAAGTATGAAAATGCCAAGAATTGAGTTGACTTATCAAGGTGTGCTCGATAGTATTCTTTATCATGATAATATCTGACCTTAGTAGCATCAAAGTTTGCCATTGGTGCAATAGAACAACACCCATGAATCTCGGCAAAGGTATCAAGAATACCAGAATTAAATATTTTTCTATTCACTGTCAAGATGTTTGACAAGGGTCTAAAGTTTGGATTGCCATTGACACCAGACCATTTACCATTAGAATAGTTTCTATACAGTTGATCTAATATAAGAGCACTAGAGTTTGTATACCCGACAATACCACCATAGTCTTCTGCTTTGAGTAACTTACCTGGTTTTGTATAAAAGTTTAGTTCTTCCCAAATAAGTTGAAGTTCCTCTTTATTATAAAAGTTTTTGACAATAATGTGTGGGAATGGTTCCTCATATCGAATAAGTTTCAAGGTTTCTGTCATTCTTCTCCTCCATTATCTTGAACAACTGCCCATGTCGTTGCAATATATTTTGTGCCACCAATGGGTGGATTACCTCTGTGAGTATGTGTAAACCCGGCAGGGAATATAATTACATCTCCAGTTACTGCTTCTTCTCGTAAGTTCTGATATAAAAATTCTGTCTCTCCACCTTCAAATTCGTCATTTAGATATACCTGAATAACAAAAGATCTGGGTGCTGAAATGTATGAACCATTCTCATAATGCCAGGAATGGAATCCACCACCAGCAGGTATTTTCTTTAGTTTACAGTCATAAGCAGCAAACTCGCTTTGCTGCAATAAACTAAACATCTTCATATATTCTTCAATACAAACCTTCATGTTAGGTAAGATTTGCTGTGATATTCTGGACGCAGCAGTAACATCCAGATTAAAACCGTTGTTTACGTTTATTGTTTTATTGTCTACAAAGTGAAGTCTTTCTTTATCATAAAACAACAAATTATTATTATCTAGATAGTCAATATACTTTACTAAATCTGCACATTCTTTACGTGAAAATGCGCCACGATATCGCACAACAAAATTATCAGACATAACAAAATATTTTTAAATATTTATGCTACTCCGGTGGAACTTGTATCACCTGAAATAGTTCCACCATTTGAAACATCAACCTGAATACTACCATTACTTCTACGAATAGCAGCACCATTTGCACCTGCTCCACCCTGCGAACTATCTAGTTTTTTCCCACCATTTCCCGATTGAGCACTTTCATTAGGATCACCACCACGTCCACCATTACCACCTATTGCTTCTCCATCGTTATTTCCACCATTTCCACCTTCACCATTTTCTTCTAGTTGTCCAGCACCTCCACTTGAACCAACTGCAACCTCATCAGAACCACCACTTTGTCTTTCTCCGCGAGGACCACCAGAACCTACGGGGGATCCTGCTCCACCACCACCTCCACCACCGCAGGCACTTCTATCAGCACCATGGTCTTTCTGACGGGCTCCGGCACCACCTCCACCACCAGCAAAACCACATCTTATACGTCCACCAGAAATATTAACAGCAGTTTCTTCGTGCTCAATACCTAGTGCAGAAGTTCCATTACCTCCACTACTACCATTATTACTACCACTATCAGACCAACTATCAGCACCTCTTCCACCATCTCCACCAGCACCATATAATCTTCCACTACTACCAATATCAACACTCAAAACAACATCAGAGTTCCAACTACCAGTTCTCAAGGCAACATAATTCTGATTACCTTTTGCGGACCCAATCGTTTTATTGACATGAATAAGAATTTTAGATCCTGCTTGTTTTTTACCCCTAAATCCACCAATAACAGTTACACTATTACCGTTATACCTACTTTTTGCATTCTGTCTACTTTCTGCACCACCAGTGTGGAAGTCAACCACAACATTTAATCTTTTACCATAAAATTCACTAAATTTTATTGCTCCTGATGATGGTATTCCAGTATCTAAAGTTTTAGTCAAAGCTCCAACGGTCTGACTAATTCGATAGTCTCCCAAACTTCTAGAACTATTTGATCCAAATTCAGTCTCTATTTCAGAAAATGCTAATGGTGGATTTGGATTACCTGACGATTTAATTGCCATGTGTTATACCTCCGTTGCTATGCCTACCCAACCTGTTCCATTGTAAAGTTCTAATCTGTTTACAGTTGTGTTGTAAATCAGTGCTCCAGCAGTCAAGTTGCTTAGGTTTCCTCTGTTAGTTGTAGAGACTTTAGGTAAAATCATAAACCTATCAGAGGAATATAGCACTCCATCATCATTAGCGGTTGCAGAACCTAAGTCAAGAGCACATTGTGGATTGGTTGTACCAACGCCAACGCATCCTTTCTGAGTAACAACAACTCTTGGACATCCGGAAGTGGCAATTCCAGATACAAGTGTTGGTGGATTGATTACAAATCTTAGTGCATTACCACCAATGGCATCAAAACCTTGAGGATCATTAGTTGCAAAGGCAGCATAAGCATTATTACTTTGCTTTATATTATTAAAAGTAGAAACACCTGTCGTTACATTAGTATTAACAAATGATAATCCATCAGAACCATTTCCAGTTCCCGTGTCGATAATGGTAGCCAATCCGTCCGGTGCCAACAAATCTCCCTGGAAAGATGTTGCACTTACATTTCCACTTACACTAAATGTACCACCCAAATTAACTGTTAAATTACCATCAATAGTTACATTACTTTCAAAATGTGCGTTTCCAGTAAATGTGGATATTCCCTGAACACTTAACTTCTGTGAGGGATTTGTTATACCAATTCCCAGATTGCCATCTTTAGTGAGAGACATTAACTGAGAATTGTTTGCTCCCTTATGCCAGACATAATCTCCTGCCGCAGCACCAGCATTATTGGCACTTAGATAATAATTAAAGTTACCTGTTCCATAATTGACTATATCAAGTGATTGTGCATTACTGAGTGCAAATCCTCCTCCTCCACCACCATATCTAAATTCGGCATTATTTGTATTACTAGTTCCTGGTTCTCTACCAACAGTTATACTTGCCGATGAAGTATCACTCGTAATCTGAAGTTCTGTAGCACCAGTTGCTCTCTGTTGGAATGTATTAGCAGGTATGGTAGTTCCTATTCCTACACTTGTAAATTGTGGAGTAACAGGAAGTCTATCATTATTAATTGTTCCAGTTAGATTAGTAGAATCTAGTGCTCCTATAAATGTAGTTGCCGTTACTATACCGGCAGACATTGTAATTGCTGTTCCGACTTTAAGTTCGGTAAAAGTAGAAACACCAGAAGAAGCATTAATATTTGATGTGATTAAATCAGGTAATCTAGCATCACTGATTGTTCCGGTCGTTATATTTGCACCATTTGCTAAGTTAGTGGCAGTTGTAGCGGTTCCAGTTACGTCTCCACTTAAAGTAGTTGCCGTTACATTACCAGTTACATTACCAGTAAGATTTCCTATAAATGTAGTTGCCGTTACTATACCGGCAGACATTGTAATTGCTGTTCCGACTTTAAGTTCGGTAAAAGTAGAAACACCAGAAGAAGCATTTACATTACCAGTTAAGTCTCCATCAAATGTTGTTGCTGTTATAATTCCAGTAACATTCGCATTACCAAATACAGAAAGTTCAGGATTTGAAGCACCAGGACTTGTTGTAGTATTAATACCAATCTTTGATGTTGTATGAAGACCTACTCCACCATTATCAGTAATAAATGTGGTTCTCGCATACCCAATTAAATTATCAACAGTCTCTCCATTTGCCAGTTTAAGTGTTGCCGCAGTAAGAGCACCACCAACATTTACTCCATTCGCAACATCTATACTACTTGCGGTTAATACTCCAACCGTCGTTACACCAATTACTTCAACATTTTGAGTTACATATAAATCTCGTGTCGTAGTTAATCCAGTAGTTCTCGTATCTCCATATACATTTAATTTATAAAGGGAAGGAACAGAAGTTCCAATCCCCACAAGACCATTTGCATTAATTACAAAATTATCATTGTCAACTTGAAGACCAGACCTAAAATTAAATGCCTTCCTAATATTTGCCATTATTGCAACTTTTAGAGTTATTTATCTTCTAATCTCTGTTCAAGTTTTTCAACCTTGTCAGAGAGTTCTTTGATTGCCTCAATTAAGAGGGCAGTAAGTTTGTCATATTGTACTGTTATGTACTTATCATCTACTGGTGCGGGTCTTACTACCTCTGGAAGAACCTTTTGAACTTCCTGTGCAGAAACACCTGCATAATCAATTTCAGTATCAAAACCTAACTCTCCTGCTATTTCATTAAAGTTGTATGTAAATCCATTTAATGAATTAACCTTAAAGAGTGCGTCTGTTATTGGAGAAATATTGGTTTTTAATCTTTCATCGGAAGCAAAGGCAGTAATATCATCATCAACACTAAGTGCTCCTGTTATACTAGCACCAGCGTCAGTGGTTTCAAATTTCTTATCACCGTTAAAATAAAGATCTACACTATCATTATAACGGCAGATAATACTATTTTCGTTTGTTTTTGCTCTAATGTAAATCGTAGGATCTTCTGTAGATGCAGTTCCGAAATTTCGAATCATTAAATACCCAGTTTCACTCTCAATGAATGAATTTGATCCGTTATGTCTAAATCCTAAATCATTATCAGTACCAACATAAATGTATTCATCATCATTTACTTTGATTTTATCGGCAGTTAAAGTACCACTAAGTATTGTATCAGCAGAAAGATTAATCTCACCACTACCATTAGGATTAAGTGTAATATCTCCATTGGCATCTTGTGAAGAAATAGTATTGCCATTAATTACTATATTGTCAATTTCTGCACTGCCATTGACATCTAAAATACCAGTGACATTAACCTCACCACTACCATTAGGATTAAGTGTAATATCTCCATTAGTATCTGTTGAACTAATAGTATTACCATCAATCCTTATGTTGTCAATGTCTGCTCTACCAGTAATTGTCGTATTTGTTTGAATAGCAACTGAACTTCCTGCAAAGGCATTAATATTCAAATCACCACTTGTTGAAGTTAGTTCA